CTGAACCGGTCAGGAGACGACGGAACAACAGCCATAGGATGAGCTATACAGAACAAAGAAACATTTTCACCAACACTGCCAAGGGTGGTAGAAGTAGTACCAAACTGGCTCGTAGGAAGAGCAGTAGAAACAAAATCCGAAGTTTTAAAAACGGGAAAACCGTCACCCTGCGCGCCAACAGAAGCACCAGCCATAGCAAGATCCGAGCGCATAATCTGACCAAAGAGGAACATACGATTATACGTACCATTAGTACTCACCACAGCATTCGGATAGAACTGCGATTCAAAGTAAGCATCAAGGAACTCCAAGTTACCAAAAGACTGCGTAAAATATTGGGGATCTGTTCCATAGTAATAACTAGCTCCCTTAGATGAGGTATACGAGGAAACAACAAAGTTACCAGGCCAAGCAAACGAATACGCCTTCCACTGCGAGAACGAATAATAGTTTCGCACTATATCCCAATACGCAACATACGGATCTGCATTCACCCATAAATCCATAGAAGAAGCAGAACCGCCAAGAGAAACAGCCATAAACGAAGTGGAATTAGTAGCAGAAGTATCAAGTTCGCGACCAGAAGCATAAAGCCACGAGAGCAACGAATTAGGAAAGGCAGTGGAAACACCTAACGACGCATGACCTGACGGAAGAGCATAAGGAATCCAATTCAACGACAGATCATTCATATCAAACGCACTAGAATTAGTACGCATCTCAGGATGATACAACTGCATAGGTACCCAGAAACGATGAAGACGCACCGTGTACGGGTTGAACGAAGGTACAGCGAGAGGATTCGAACGGACATCAATGCCCTGATCAATTGTCACACGGTCACGAGCATTGATAAAGTCCACACGCACAGGATACAGAATACCGGGAGTGCAGGTAAAAGCCACACTCTCCGGCAAGTCATATCGCGAATAACCATTCACGACATGCGAGATATAAGGCTGCTTAGCCATCACAACTATATTTAAAGGTTAAACATGAGAACAAATCATCGTACTCCTTCTCAAAGTACAAGTCTGACATGTAATCTCCAAGATCGTCATCTGAGCCGACTATTCTACGCCGAATAGACGAAAAAACTCGGCTTGCAACGTCCGGACTCAGAAGACAACTAGGAAGATCACCGGTGCAATGAGAAGGAGCGGGGGTACGCAAATAAGGAACCAACCGAGGGGAGAGATACGAATATCGACGCCAACGGGCCAAGGTTGAAGCACCAAATTGTAACTCAGCAAGTTTATCAACGATGCGACAAGCCAGGGAAGAAACGCAAACATGTGAATAATACCAAGAAGAACGAAGCTCCCGGGCTTGCTTATCTTCTTCGGCCATATACTTATCATAGTATCGAGGAATGCGATAGTTAAACCGAGTACCGCGCGCAAAATCCAGATAAGACCAGGTCGAAACACGAAGTGAAGGGCGAGGCATGCGACCAAGATAATCGCCAACATGAGCAGAAACGAACTTACGTCGGTAAATCCGGGGGTTATACCAATCACGCTGCTGCAAGTACTCGGGGACCATAGCACCGACATCTTTAAGAATATACTTGACGCAATACCGGGCTCGGTTATGGGAAGCTTTACTAATCCAGACATATCCGAGGTCACCAATGACACGTCGAAGCTCCGCATAGGAACAGGGGAGACCGAACAAGAACCCATGAAAGTGGAGGCGGGGCACATCTCCTGTAACGGGATGGGTACCGAACTCCTGAAAGAAGGCATGCTTGATGCTTTTACCGAAAGCACGCCGAACACGCTCATTCCAAGCGCGAATAAAAGCCGAAGGGAATTGAACTGCAACCGCATAAAACTTTGGAGAAATAGTTATTGTCACAAATACTGCCTGACGACGCTCATCTCGACAACATGCAAGCTCTCGTTCAAGACGGACGTACCACGCATTACGCTCGGCACGAAGACACTCTTCACACTTGCCGCAAGGAACAAGCAAGCGTTGACGAGCAAGGTCGCCAGGATGCTCAGCGAGCTGAACCGCGATCTCCTCAAAGGTGATGTCTCGTTTATAATAACGACGGTTGCGAATCCAAAGGGGCGACGTACACATATGAAAGTATTAAAAGTAAAAGGTAAGTAAGAATAAAAGTGTACGGCCGTAGATGGATTCACAACCGTCGCTACCACAAACGAGCCATCGAATATATGCATCTCGCGGTAAGCGCTCGATGCGTTCAAAAGAGCTCGTACAACTCGCGGGAGATCTAATCCGACTCGCACTTTCGGCGGTAAGCGCCGAGTGCTTGTCGGATATTTATTTCTTCCTTGCTCTGCCTCTGAGCAGTTACACAGCTCTTTGCCGTCTTATGCAAAGGTCGATAGAGCGCATCCACATACAAGGATATACAAGCGCTCCTACGGAGCGTCCTTGTATGTGTCTGCTTGCTCTATCTGTTTTTGCATTGCGACGCCGACGAGCAGTTTAACTGCCACGAGGGCAGAGCTCTACTACTTCGTAATCGTCATAATACATGTCCGAGGAGCGGACGAGTAACAACGCGCGGACCATTCTTGCGCTTCGACGACTTACGACGACGATAGGTCGAATCATCAGCCTTCATTTTCCTTTTTATTAAAAGTTAACACCAGCATTCCCGGATACAGTTGGACCGTAACACAGGAGTCAGAAAAATAACGTACAAACTCATTAAAATGCTCCTGCGAAAGATACCCAAAGCGACCAAATTCCTTTTCAGTGTCACTAAGACTTTCCACAAAGGCTGCTACAAACGTAGCAGGGACGGCGAGGCTTTCCAAGAAATCCCAGAAACTCAATTCAGATTCCTCATCAAAACTGCCGGCAGGAAGAAGATGGCCATAATGGAGACGATAATAACCACGGCACTCCGCAGAGGGGCGAAAGATAACCTGAGCGACCTTACTCATACTCGTTTTTTCTTCTGTCTTCATAACTATACGTTTTTAAAAGGTTTTCAGCACAAAGGAAACATATAGACTCATTCAACGCAAGTACAAAACCGCGCAAATATTGTTCATTATTCGCGTAGATAGCGACGACGAACATGCGTACCACCGACATAATCACCACGACGGTCATATGACTCCTGATACGTATCATAATCACGAGGCTCAACAGGAGGCGCCGAAGTGAGACCCTTTGTAGCAACAGCACCAGCAACACCAGCACCAACACCAACAAGCGTACGAAGGATACCATAACCAAGTGCATTCTTTTCACTACGAAGACGCCAACGATTAAGGCCACGCGACAGATCAGCCTCAGAGAGATCAAGGCTAAGAAGTGTAGCAAAGATCTCCTTACCGGTAAGTTCCTGAACGCCAGTCTGTTTACCTTTATCATCGTAGCGGGGAACCTTAACCTTCGTTTCCCAGTTAACGCTAAACCAATTCTGCATATCTTTAAGACGGAGTGACGCAACATCGCTCTCGATACCAATATTCTCCGCACGAGCTGCCGTCTCAAAGATACGCATCCAAGTCAAGGCAATACCAGCCTCATACTCACGATTCAAATACTTAACATTATACTCACGAAGGCCAAAATATTCCTCCTTCAACCGTGCAACACGAGCCATATACTCGTCCAGGCGATACGACTCCGTAGACTTCATAAAGTCACGATTCAGCTCCACAATATCAGCCTGTGCAGCATTCAAACGGGCAAGATCCTTAGCAGACGAGGCATTCGACTCAGAAAGCGACAAATTAAAAGCATCCATAGAAGCACGCCAGTCGCGAGAATGAGACTCACCAGCCAAACGTTCAGCCTCAGCATTATCACGATTCGCAGCAGCACGATTACGCTCAACACCAGAGCGAGCCAGCATCATCTCACCAGAGGCAGCACTAGCTGCCGTGATACCAGAACCAAGAGCTCCCAAGGAATTCGGAACATCCATACCAGCAGCACCTATACCTTGACCAGAAGAACCGGGGCCAGAAGCAGAATTACCGGAGACAGAGACACCAGACTGACCAAGAACACCAGCAGGTGTAACACCAGCAGAACGCCAACGAGCAAGCAACGCCGAGGGATCATTATACGCATTCAAATAATCGGTTTGCTGCTTCCAATAGTCATATTGCTTCTGCATCTGAGCAAGGGCATACTCCTGCTGCAAGGCCATTTCCTTCTGGCGATATCCCCACTGCTTCCTAGTACGTACAGCAGAACCAAGCGCAGAAACACCTCCTCCTGCTATCGACGTTCCGGCACCAATGAGGGCACCTGTAACAATAGGATCCATAGCTACAAGGTAGTAAAGGAACGAGAACGAATAATATAATCCACACGGACAGTGTCAATGTGAACACCTTGACGCTGCACCTTAGCCTGAGCAGAACAGCCAACAGTAAAGAACGCGGCAAGGGCTGCAACAATCGCCGCAATCAACGTCCAAAACTTTTTTGACGTGATCAAATCTACAAATCTAGACATAAAGAGAACGATAGAGAAAAGCGCGGACACTACCGCAGTAGTTGCATCACATATAGCTATGGACAAAGGTTTTACGCAGTTCACTGCATCTCTCTGCGACAATGCCCGCGCACATAACATATATTGTCGAGTAAAGGGGGCTATTTTTTCTCTTCACTATTCGAATCAGCAGCCTCAGAAGCCTTAGCAGAACGAGACGACAATTCACTCTCAATCAACTCCTGACCAACTTCAACGCCATCGAATTTATCCATACGAGCAAAAGAATTCGGATCAAAATCTATATCAGGATCAAACTTCTCACCTTTCGACCAATCACCCTGACCAGCCTGAACATCAGGACGGCCAGGCAATATTTCAACATTACCGGAACCATCCAAAATAGAACGGATACGCTGACCTCGCGAGAAATACTCGGGAAGGTCCTCAACAAGGTACTCAATCATCGCTTAACAATTCATATACAATCCAACAAATAACAAAACCGAACATAGTCCACTCCATAGCTAACGATTCGCAAGACGGGTCGCAAACGTCTTATTGACAAGATTCTTCTTTCTCACACTGTACGACAGGTTCACGAAGAAATTATCCTCAACAGTCGAAGCAAAAGGACTATTCACTGTAGAAAGGTCAACAAACAACAACTTATACGGAGTACTACCAGAACCATATAAAGCAACATTACGCTGCTGAACCCAATACGAATAAAGCGGGAGATTATCCGAGGAGCTCGACTCAGCACCTACACGCTGTCCATATGTAAACTGGCCTTTCACACGATCATACGAAGCACGAAACTCATTGAAACACGGCTCCTGAGCAAAAGAATTACCCTGATTGAAGGGGCTATCTGTACTAACCAACCTAAAAGGAATATCCTGATAACCAATATCATTATACACCGGATTAAAATAATCGGCACCCTGATAATAAGCCCAATCAGGCTGAACACCAGTCCAATAATACACCGGGCGGATACTGAACATATCGATCATATAACCAGGCTCACGGAAGTAGTACGACTGAGAACGTCCAAGCTTCGAGTTAAACGCAATGGCACCTCCTTGCTGACCAAGAGCAGACGGAACATCAGTATTATTATTATTACCAGCCTGATTCAACACGACTTGAACATTAACCGTCTGAGAAGCTGAAAACAGCAACTTAGGACGATCCACATGCTCAATCTTCGAAGCAAAGAACGTTTCCAACCAATCACTAAAACGAGAGCCACCAGCACCTAGAAGGTCCTTATACTCCTGCAAACGAGCAGCTACTGCCAACTGAGGGATCGTAGTAACACCACTCATCGACACAGAACTACTCGAGGTTCCAGGAGGCAAGAGCCGGCTGAACCGGTCAGGAGACGACGGAACAACAGCCATAGGATGAGCTATACAGAACAAAGAAACATTTTCACCAACACTGCCAAGGGTGGTAGAAGTAGTACCAAACTGGCTCGTAGGAAGAGCAGTAG